GCGAGGTGAAGGATATGGGCGATCTCCAACTCGCTATCGCCAACTCCTCGGACGTAGGTTTCGTCCGGGTGTGGAATATGTGTCTTTCGGCTGATGATGTTACCGCACATTACAACAACGGCGACCCGATGGGGTATGTCGTGCTGAAGAATTTAAGAATACCGCAACTCATATTCCCGTTACCTTCATATATCGAGAGTAAAAATACATTCACTTCTAATAGTCCTGGAGTCGATAGTAATACGACTTTTGATAACCCGGCAGAGAACGGATTTTCCGGGCCCTTCATTAGATGCGAGGTAATTAGCAAAATCTCTATGTTCTGCGCCTATCGCGGAACATCACCCGAAGCGAAATCGTCTCCTATCAGATTGAAGGTTGAGTACAGGTGCAATGTTGATATTTATAGAGACTTGGCCCTTACAAATCTTATCCTCACTTCCAATGAGGGTGACGCGAAGGAGGCTTATATAAACTATGCGCCCAATGTAAGCGCATATCTTATATCTGCGAATAACCCGGACGCGTACTTGGAGATACGAGTCCTTTCGATAGAGGCTATCGGTGTTCTCGCCGAGTACCTGCCGCAGAATCTGATGTTTGGACGGGACGACAAGGCGATCGCAACCTCCTGGCTCGACAGCGCGAAGCAGCTCCCCTTATCCGACGAGTACATGGAGCCGCTGTTTCAGTCGATAGGCGGCTACGACATGGCGGCCAATGGTGTGCCGGAGATCCTCTACAACGAATAACAAACAGCAATCGCTATGCAATACGCCAAACTTGAAAACGGATATTTGATCCCGGCCCCCGGCGAGGTGCGGCAGGGCGGGATGGTCATCATGAACCCCGGGCTGGAGATCCTCGGCCCGATGGGGTACAAACCCGTGGAATATACGGAGCGCCCGGAGATCACGACCCCGGGCAACGATCTCCGCGAGGTCTACACCGACAACGGCGACCGCATCCGGGTCGGCTGGGAAGAATACACGTCTGTACCGGAGCCGCAGCCCGATCCCGAACAGTTGCGGGAAATGGCCTACCGGGCCGAAGCGGATCAATATCTGATGGCCTACGAGGGCTATCTGGCCGAGGGCAAGATACTCGAAGCCGACGAGCAGAAGGCCCTATACCTGGCAAAGAAGGCCGAGATTAGGGAGCGATTCCCGGATAAGTAACCTGTCGGTCGAACTCTCGAAATACCACAAATATATGAAAAGACTTATCAATAAACTCATCGGATGGCTCAACGCCATCGCTAAAGACAAATACCAACACTTCGCAGTCGGGGCGGTCATCGCCTCCGCGGCGCTGATCGTGGCCGTGCCGTTGGGCGCCTGGTGGCGGTGGTTGCCTTTGCTGGTGTCGATGATCGCCGTCTTGACGGCCGCCGTTGTCAAGGAGCGCAAGATCGACCCGAAAGCCGACATGCAGGACATTCTATGGACGCTCGCAGGAGGAGCCGTAGGATGGGTGGTGTTCATCGTGTTTACCCTAACTGCGAGATAGGATGGACTGGACTACGATCATCATTTCCTTGGGCGGGGCGTTGTTGACTGGCGGCGGAGCCTTGTCTTTGCTTTACTATAAAGAAAATCGTCGGGCCAAGCAGATCGACAACGAAAAATCCGTCGTCGAGGAGTGGCGCGGGATCGCCGAAGAGCGAAAGGCCCGTTGCGACGAACTCAAGGAATCACTCGACCGGAAGGATGCGAAGATCGACGCCCTGTACAAGGAGAATTCCGAGCTGCGCAAACGAAACGACAAACTATCCTCTGCGAATACTGCGCTGTCGATTCTCAAATGCAAAGTCCTGGGATGCGACAAGCGCCAGCCACCGTTCGGCAAGAATGAAAACTATGAATCGTGAATTAAGATGACTTTAATAAAAAAGAATATGACACCGCGAGGATTAAGAAACAACAACCCGCTGAATATCGAGAAAACAAAGAGTGGCAATCCTTGGCAAGGAGAGATCGTGCCGTCGAAGGACAGTCGTTTCGCGCAGTTCACGACAATGGCCTACGGGTATCGGGCTGCATTCAAACTGCTGAACAATTACCAGCGCAACTATGGGCTGGACACCATCCGGAAGATGATCGGCCGCTGGGCGCCCAGTAACGAGAACCACACGGACGCCTATGTCCGGACCGTGGCCGAGCGTTCGGGTGTACCCGTCGATAGCCGGATCACCGCGACCAACCGGGATGTGATGGTTCCCGTAGTTGCGGCAATGTCGTTCGTGGAAAATGGCGTGGAAGCCAAAATGTCCGACGTACAGTCAGGATGGGATTTATTCATCAAGGGATGAAACCTCTGATTTCGTACCTGCTCGCCGCGCTTGTCGCCGGGGCGCTGCTTTTCGGCTGGGGGTACCGCCGGGGAGCGGCCTCGGTGACCGTGCGCGACAGCGTATCGGTCCAGCTCAAACCCATGCCGCCTGTCACGGTCACCATCCGGGAGCCGTGGCCTGTGGCCGTGCATGAACCGGCAGACACGGTGTGGCAGACAATCCCGGCCGATACCGGGGCGATCATTGCTGACTACCTCCGGACACGGGATTATCATTTTGACTTTTCATCCGATTCCACCGGACGGTTTATTGTCGACGCTTCGGTAAGCCGCAACCGATTAATGGAGATAACGCCGACCATTGTCCCGATAATCAGGGAGGTAGAGCGGGTGCGGACCATTACCCAACCTTCTACAAAACGCAGCAGATTCGCCGTGACGGCCGGGGTAGGCGTTGGATACACGCCCCAAGGTTTTCAGCCTATGGCCGGAGTGCAGGTCGGAATCGTACTGTGGAGTTGGTAAAGATATAAAGAAAAGTCGCCTATGTAATAATATAAGCCCATGCGATTGGGGGATGAGCATAAAAAGTCCCCAACGCTCCTCTCCATTATACCACTAATGTGTGCCATACGCACCGAGCATTGAGGACTATTCCTTAATTCGGGCGTATGGCTTTTTACATTAGTGGTATGTCAAATTTAAACTAAATATTTGATATGGAGATACGTAAAACCGAGATTTTTGCAAAAATACTTGATATTGTTGCAAATGAAACGGAATTGACATCCGAGCAAATCCTTTCGTGTTGTCGCACGGCCGAAACGGTTGATGCCCGTTACATGCTCGTTCATCTATTGCGGCGCGAAGGTATATACATCAGCGAGATCGCCCGCATGATGCATTTCTCTCGCCGAGGTATCGAAAAAATGCTTTCTCAGTTCGAGGACCGCCTCTCTCAAAGCGGACACATCTTCAAAGTGACCTTTGAACGCATTGCGAACAAAGTGCGCATAGCCTTCGAATCATCCCGTTGACCACCCTGCCGAGCCTGACCACCTTTGCATTGTAGCTATAATACAATGCTACCTCAATCGCTGAAGAGGTAAGAGGCGGACGAAATCATGTATATACATGGAAGCAGATTATTTAACGTCGGGCGATCTGGCTATGTGGGATAGCAATCGCCATTGCTACAAGCACCGCGACGGCATGGCCGCCACGGGTATCGGTCTGGCTGCCGGTCTGGGCAGCGGCGCACTCCTTCTGGCTGCAGCCGGAATCTGGGGCATTAACCAGGCATCCAAAGCTCGCAGCGAGGGTGCAAGCAAGGCCATCGACATCCTCGCCCAGACGCAGCTCCAGGAGCGCGTTTCGCGTGAGGGCTGGCAGAACAACCATGCACCTACGATCAGCCAGTACGTTGATGTACGGGCAGGTGCAGGCGCCGGGGCAGGCGCTAACGCGCTGTCGAACGCCGAAGCAATCGCGCTGGCTCAGGCGATCAATGGCAATTCGGGGCTCAACTCCGCCATTGGAGGGTGCAATTTCCTCCGCGTGGCGAGGTATTCCGCCCCGCAGCCTTGTGGTTGCGACACGTGCCAGGGTTAGCCCTTCCGGGGTGGGGCGGGAATCCGTCCCACCCTTAACCCTTAAAACCGCTACGATATGCTATTCGCTAAAAAAGAGTATCACAATATGGACACAATCCGCACGACATCCAAAGACGCCCTGAAAAGATCGCTTATGCAGATGTATCAAGGCGATGTAGCCACGATGGAGCGGATGTATGATTTCTACATGAAAGACATGGAGAAGGTCCCCGATTTCGACCCGGTACCACCATCGATGCTCCAGCAGGCAAAAACAACCATCGGGGAGCTGTTCGGATGGGCCGATGCCAATCAAGACAAATTGGTCGGCGCCTACAATCTATTCAGAACTATCAGAAGCGGAGAGCCTATAAGCACCGTGAGTGCCGCTGCTCCCGTAGCCGATGTCCCACCACTACCGAAACTATAAGCCATGCAACCCTATAAGATCGAAATATACATATATGCTGAATCCGAGCAGGAAGCCCGGGAGGTGCAGCAGGCAGCCTATGATTTCGTGAACGAGAACTACCAGCGAGGAGGGCTCGTGACGGCATCCAAACTGAAAGACCTGCTGATAAAATACAAGAACAACTTTTTCGTGCAAAACTTTCTGAAACGATGAGCGAGAACACCAATCCCCAGGAACCGCGTCAGCCGCGGAACCTTTTTGAACAGATACTATTTGGAGTGCAGGTAACGAACGACAATATCGTGACGCTGCACGGCCGCGTAGACGCCTTCGAGGCGAAAATAAATGCGATATACGATGCACTATACCCTACCTCCGAGCCTAATGCCTCCGGCGCGGATGAAAAAATAGAGACAGTAGGAGGCAAAACTAAATAATTACCCATTTTATGAACTGTAACAAAATTCAAGCGGCTGTTATTACACCCGTTCTGGCAGCCGGATCGGTGGCTTCGCCGTACTTTTATGAGGTGAACATCACCCAGCGGCTTTGCTATCCGACGTGCGCAGACAACACTCCAGTGTTCAATCCGCAGTTCTCGCTCAAATCGTTGTCCCAGGTTGGGACAGGACGCTATGTGGCTACCGTCCATGTCGAGGGCATCATCTCCTATGTTCCGTGTAACGGCGGATGCGGATGCACCAAGCAGCAACCTCTCTCGCAGGATTTCACGATTCCCATTCAGTCGGCATCGACACCCACCGTAACCATCGAGCAGGGAGCCGCGATGAACGCCGTGGCGGCATCAGCCTGCCAGCCGTGTAGCCGGACATTTGTATCGGAGACGCCGATCACCGTAACGGTGGCAACGGCCGCAACCCCAACAGCGTAGCGGTATGCTGTGGATAGCCCTGCTCACTATGGTATGCGCCACCATTGCGCAGCACCTCGGGCTGGCCGAGAAGATCGCGCAGATCGGCAGCCAGGTCATGGCATGCCCGAAATGCCTCTCATTCTGGGCTACGCTCTTTGTGCTGCTCGTTAACGGATGCAACATACTATGTGCGGTAGGGCTATCCCTATTTATGGCATACATTGCTAATTGGGTCGGATTCGCATATTATGGTGCGGAGAAATTATACGAAATATTATGGCAAAGAACAACAAGAAACCCGGATCAACGTCCTCAAAAGAAAAGGTCGAACCGGCAGTAATAATCCATACGCCAAATATCGTGGGAGTATATAAACCGCTGCCGCGGGTTCGGGCGTGCAAAAACTGTTAGATATGACATCAAGTGAAATGAAAGAACGATACGAGCGGCTACATGACAAGATGGCCGGCATGGACGATGAGCACGCAGAAAAGGTGTTCGCGGGAGCCCAGATGTGGGCATTCGGGAAAATCGCGGAAACGTCGCCGACCATCGCCGAAATGTGGCTTGGGAAAATGGAGGCGATATGCTGGTATAATTACCTGTCAGACGCCGAGGCAAAGATGATCGCCGCGAAGCTCGTAAACCAAGACGGAAACACCGGAGCAAAATGGAGCAAGGACGCATTCCTGCAAACCGTGGAAAAGCTGGACGGGGAGGTCGAAAAGGAGCCGTATTACAACGACAATGCCCTATGGGTTACGGCTGTAATGATATACAGCGATCACGCCAAGAGTATCGCCGAGGATATGGGACACGCTTCGCCGGCTGATATTCCGTCCGAAAAAATGGCGCGATCTTGCTACCGGAAAGCCGTGGAGAAACTCTGCGACAAGGATCGGAAGCACTTTATCCGAGAGTATTTCGAAGATGAACTGACGTAGAAAAACGTCCTCGCATTAATTGCGGGGACGCTACTTTATTATGAATGAAGAAATGACATACTGGCTGTCTCAGCTCGAAGTAAGCGAGTGTTCTGCGCCGCTGTTCGCCCTTGTGATCGCAAAGATCATGGAGGCTATATGAATCAAAACCGCGTCAGCAATGCGGCATTTTTCTCTCGTTCTTCTCGTTCAAAAGAAGCGAGATAATTTTCTGTCGTCTTCAAGTCCGTATGTCCGAGGCTTTCGGAAATATAGGCTATACTTGCCCCGGAACGCTTCAATACGGTGGCGAATGAATGGCGGGCCGTATATGTTGAAACCGGAGGCAACCCTAATGCTTTGGAAATAGACCTAAATTTACGATTTATGCAGCTTGTTAGGTCTTTTGCCTTTTGCCGCTGCTCCTCAATAGATTCTTTGCCCGTAAGAATAGGAAATATAAAACTATCAAGACTTTCTTTGTTGCCCCATCGTGATATAATATCCTGCATTTGAGGTACAATTATCGCCCGCACGGCTTTCCGGGACTTTGTGCGGTGCTCCGTCTTTTTCCGTACATAACTTATTTCCCCGTCCTCAATATCACTATATCGCAACCTTACGAAGTCGGCGACATTGATTCCATTGCACAAATACATAAACAGCCAATAATCGCGGTATTTTGCCGTTGCTTCGTATCCATCATCATAACGGGCTATCAAGCCTATCTGCTCCAATGTAAGGGCCAGTTTACGCCCCTCTCCTTCCTGTATCTCGTAGCGCCCCCGACCGAATGGATATTGCGCCTCCTTTACAATACCAATAGCCCGGGCCTGGTTGAATATCGATCGCAGAGCGCGCATATATATCGCAATAGTTGTCTGTCCCTTACCCGAAGCACGCATAAACTCTTCGAATCGACGCAGCCATGAAATAGATACGTCGATATATTGAACCTCCCGCTTTGAAAAAGCATTCATCGACAGCAACAATGCACGCAGAATATCCGCCGTCCCTATGTGGGATGTCTCCCGCAATTCCTGCTCTTTGATTTGGATGGATGCATTTACCGAAGTAGCGCCGGCTCCTTTCAAACGAGCACCTAACAATTCAAGCGTGAAACAACCTTTTGACGTTAAATCCTCGACAGCTTGTCGAACCAATTCAAAACTATTTTCTATATCTTTGCGAACGGATACAAGCGAATGAAGGCGCGTCGCATTGAGCCGCTGCCAATCATCGGGCATCATACTCTTACCGGTTGGGTAATAAGAGCGCACACGACGATACGATACCCGGATACGCACGGGATACTGGCCATTTGCCAACGCCCGGCGGGTGTCGAGAATAGTGGCCACCGTTACGCCATCCTTTGAATAGTAGTGGTTGTTCATTGCACATTATTTGCACACATCTTATTTATTGCGTGCAAAGATATGCAAAGATATGAAAAATAAAATTGCTCGACAAGTGTTGTTGTAAACGATATGAAAAGCTATGAAAAGCCATGAAAACCAATAAAATATGCATGGCATGCAAGAGGTCACGAGTTCGAATCTCGTATTCTCCACAATTAAAAATCAAGGGGTTGCAATAGTTTGCAACTCCTAATTTTTTGCCGTTGCTCACACAATTTGCGCCTATCTGTAAAAATAGACACAAAAAAATCCCGCCGCTAGCCAAGACTGGCGACGAGATAATGATTCTACAAACTGTTCCCTCGACTTTCTTTCCGCATCGCACTTTCCGCTAACAATTTTCCCGCATTCGCCCGCGACACATCATGCTCGATCTGCTGGTCCACCCATTCCTGCAAATCAGACTTCAAAAAAGATAGTTTGCCGTTGATCTTGGTAGACGGTATTTCTCCAGCGGCGGACAATTTGTAAAGTTTGCTTATCGTCGTTTTATATCCACGCCCATCAAGAAATGCGAGAGCCTGGTCCTTTGTCAAGTGCTCGTTCGTGTGATAAGTTTGGGCGGCTATCAAGCGTTTGAAACAATCCTCCGTAGCCTCGAATACCCACTTGCGAATTTCATTCTTTGTAATTGCTCCCATACCTATATTAGAATAAAGGCAGTTCTTGCTGCCATCCGTCAATATGTTCCCGTAAAATCTTTTTGAAGGTTCGCCATAAATGCGGCAATGACCTATGTTTTTTGAAGTGATATTTGAAGTCGTGGTCGTATTTGGCCCCGAGTTTCCGATCCGTGTCCACAATAAGCTGCACCAACCGCGCTCTCGAATAGCTTATATGGACCTCGGAATCGTCCCGCTGGCCGCCTCTGCGTTTTTCTTTCTGCTCACCCATTGTTTTCCCGAATTAATCACTACCTTTACGTTGTGAGCGTAGGGGTGATCTTTCGGGATTGCCTCTTTTTTATTTCCGCAAAATCAGATCTTCATTTTCCGACAATTCATATCTTTTGCCATTCAAAATTTCGGTACATCTTTGGTTTCCCGCCTCAACGTCCGTATCGCCCGGTCTATGGCATCTCCGATAATCGTGGGGTTCGGCTGTTTTCCCCGGCCGCCCCGCCGCCATTTCTGAAAATGATGCAGAATGCGGACAGCCTGAACCTCGTCCGGCTTGTCGTCCTGAAAACTGCACATTTCCCCGCAATGCCGTATATTCCAGGTAATGATACATTGCCCGTAGCCGTCTATGCCTTCATTCTTCAGAAAAGCACACTCGCCGCACTTACAGTACTTTTTCATCTTTCTCCAGTTCTTCAATCAGAGCGTCGGCAATCATGACGGAGCTTTTCGCAATGATTCCCGGAATAGCCTTGTCGCCATCGAAACCATTGCCGGCTGCCAAACATCCGGATATTTCGCTTTGCATCGCCTGCCCGGCATACACCCGCCGCCAGTACTCGCGGTCAGTATTTAAGTTTTGCTTAATAGCTGTCCCGACCATTTTGCGGGCGCCAGCAATATGGTCATACTCTCCCCGCTCCAGCTTCTCCAGATAGTCATCGTCGCGCATCATCAGGTCGTCCTCACTTGCAATATCAGGGTGCATTTGTCCGTTTTCAAGATAAGCACCAATTTCGGAATACAGTTTTTTAGGGTCGCCATAAACAAGCACCCTAACAGGCAGGTAGGCACTATTTGTGATGTGTGAAAATTCAACGGGAAGCCCGCCCCTCGTGCACACCGCCGCACCTCGCTTGGCGGCCTCCAAATCGAAATTCTTCATGGTTTATTCAGTTTTAAGTTTCTCATAGCGGTTTCCACATCCACACAAAAGCCGGGTCATCATAATCGGCATAATCTTCATACCCCCGGCGTTTATACCAATCGTGCATCCATGCTGACCTATCGGTCCATAAAACGCATGAATCACAGCCTAACACGCGAGCAATATTCTCCAGCGTGGTCAATAGTTCATTTCCATAGCCTTTCCGTCGTTTACGCGGGTCTACCTCTACGTTCTTGAACACGGCTACGGATTGTCCTCTATGTCGGTATATGACCGCTTTGCTGCATCTGTGCAGGGTTACGTGCAATTTCAAGTCAAGCATGTTTTTCATTCTTTTGTAATTTTCACACACTCGTCCGCCCCGATGATTCCCCGGCGGCGCAGGCGCTTGATGAAGTTCTTCATGTTCAATGCCTGTTCGTAGTAGCAGTCCTTTTCGACCTTCACGTCCGATTTGACATGACGGATAACCGTATCCGTATCAGGATCGTATTGGCGTGTTATCTCGGTTCGCATTTTGGCTTTCGAAACCTCCCGCGTAGTCGCATTGAACTTGTAAAGGGTGTGACCGGGGACCTTCGTCAAACGACCGATCAGTTTGTATTCGTTCTGTTTCTTCTCGACGGCTTCGATCTGCGCCTTGCAAATCTTCTCGTTCGTGAGGCCGTCATGTGGGGTTAGAATATCCATAGCTCTATTCGTGAATCTCCCGCCAGCCTTGTATCCCACTAACATCAGTATGAAATCTCCCTGTCACCCCATCAAACCACCACGAGTCATTATAAGCCCTATAAAACCCGACCCACACCTTACCCCTCACATCCTTAAGAAGCAACGTATAATCTTCGTCGGAATTTGACACAACCGGAACCTCCTCTTTCGGGTCATGCCAACGGGTCAACTCCTCACGCTCGGATTTTGCCCCAGCAAGATATGCCTGTATCAAATCCTCGCAGTAAATATCCTGTTCGTCGCTTGTGTCCATGTACAGCGACATTCCATTCCGGGCATACTCCCGGGCTTTCTCAAGCGTTCCCATGTTTCAAGTTCTTTAAAGTCTTTCAAACTGTTTAAAGTTTTTTCGCATACTTGGCAAGAAAACGGCCGGCTCGATGGTAGCCTGTATCAACTTTGAGCGTCGCATCGCAACCCACACGGCCATATCCCCAAACAGTTCCGTGGGTCCATCCCGATTTTGATTCCGCAAGGCTACCAATCGGAAAATCTTTTTTGACCTGCTCCAAATTTTCAGCATACACCTGATCCTCGTATATTTCGACGATCTTTTTGGCGGCGCAATATTGCTCTTTCGTTATCATATTTATTTCAGTTTTGCGAGATTTTGCGAGAATCTCGCTATTTCACCAAATCCACTTTTTATCGCCGAAACACTTTCGAATAACGTTATCTCTGTCATCATCGGACGACATCCTCCATTTCCATCTGTCAACAATGATATTCCCGACATATTCTCCCGTATTCTTATAAACCGACACAACTATATCGTTGCTGCCAGCTAAAGGTTCTGTAATAAAGTAAGCCATATCGTATTATTTTTCACTCTTTTTGAAATATTCGATAATCTCTGCGACCGTGGCCTTGCGGCAGGTAAGAGAATAAGCAAGGTTTGTATTTCGATTTTTGTGCACACAATACGAACTCCCGGCTAACTCGGTAACAAAATACTGCTCGTTGTAATTCTCATCGTTCATCGCCGCCAGCGCCTTGAACAGCTCGATGTTTTCGCCACAGTCAATAAATGCTGGTGATTTGGGTGTCTTAGCCCAAATACCAACATAACCATCCAAATCAGGATCGTAAGGTTCCGTAACTATTACCCAGTCTTTATGATCATCGCTTGATGTGACGGCAGGAGATACATACCGGCCTATACTCGACAGCCACACAGCCAGTTCTTTCCGCTTCTCCGCATCCTCGACGCGGACAAAGCACGGGGTGGTGAATTTCATCCTATTCTTGTTTTAAGTTGTTCAACCTGTCTATCTCCGCGGCGATAGCTTCGACGGTCTTGCCCCGGCCTCGGCCATTGCGGCGCACTCGCTCTATCTTCTGAAACCGACGAATAACTCCAGTAGGTTGAAGGTATTCGTCAAGACCCGAATAGGCGACAACCTCATTGAGCCATTCCTTTACGTCGAACCCATCCGGCGGTCCTTGCCAAATACCATCAATCAAAAAGTTTTTCATTTCTCGTTCAGTTTTTGGATAAATTCATCCATATAGAAGCAGTCATGTTCACCGCATTTAGTTGCCGTATTTGCACATTCGTCATTGCGGAAGTTGCGGAAGAAACAGCGTTTTCTGTGCTCTTCTATCGCTTTCGCCCGTATCCGCTCCTCGGCCTCCTTTTCGGCAATTTCGATCGCATATTGGGCCACATCTACTCTCACAGCATAATACGGCAGGTCAAATTCTTCGTCCTCAAAACCCACCTCTACTTTCCAGCTGCCGTCATACAGTTCTTTTTCTGCTTTTGGCTTTTCATTTTCTCTTTCCTTTTAGCTCCGCAACGCGGCGGAGAATATAGATTCTTTGTTTTGTGCGGATATATTTGTTGGCTTGTGTATAGCTCCACCCAAGCGACAATGCAAACTCGCGCAAAAACATAGGTGAATAGTGCATACGAGCCTCTTCCCGCAGTCGTTTCAGTAGGCGTGTTTTCATCCTTCAATCAACTTTGCATGAAAACCATCAATCTCATACTTGCGGCCGCATTTATCGCAGGTAATCGCTACACCCTCATAATCCGGGCTTTCCAATTCTTCCCAATCGTCAGTATAATTCGTGTTTTTCTCTTTAATCTTATTCCCGCAAATGCACGTAAACTCACAGACGACCTTGTATTCAATGTCTTCCGTATAAATCGCCACATCCAGCTTGCCAGCCTTGGCGGCCTTCTCTGCTTTTTCGGCCTCTTGCTCAAATTTCCGCAAGAGGGCTATTTGTTCCGAATTGCCTATTTCAGGCTTCTCCTCAACATCCCCGCGCATAAATTTGTCATTAACGAGGCGCAACGGCATTCCTACTGCATGTCTCATAACTCCAACTCGTAACCGTTAGACACAAGCCACTCAATAGCGTCTTCCAGCAGATGCAAGAAAGAGATTCGATCCTGCCATCCAACCTGCGTCTCTTCATCTCCCCAATACAAACACCAACAAGGGCTGGTGGACGAACAGGCCTCAATGTGCAAAATATGGACTGCGCCTCCATTGGTCGTTATCTTTTTCGGCAACATCCCCAGCAGGTCCGCGACCGTGAAGGCCGGGATAACATCTTCTCGTATTTTTTCTTTTGGCGGGTAACCGTTCCGTTGGTAAGGCTGAGCATATAATTTAGGCACGCCCTGAGTGTAATGACTCTGATATATCATGCTCGCCTTCTCCGCCGGAACGCCCAGCTCCAGCAGGCGGCGTGACTGTTCAATGCTTGTTACCTGATCTTTCATAATTTTCGTGCTTATTTATCGTTTCGAATATCTGCAATGCCACCTGCGGCACTACCGCGTTCCCGAATCCTTTGATGGATTGGTTTCGCCACTTCGGAACGGTAATAGGTGACGATGACTTTCATGGCTTTCGTGTTAATACTCCACAGCCGCCCGGCGGTCGATGAAGAAGTGGATACCCGGAGCGCATTCGTTCCAGCGGTCACCGTCAAAGTCGGAGACCTCGACGGTAGCGCCGACCGTATACACGAAGTTCGCATCATGGTTCGAATGAACTGTCTCGATGTCGGCTTTGGTTCCGTCGATATTCTGAATCTCCACCACATAGGCTTTGTCGCAGCGACATTTTTCGCCTCCGGCAGAGCTGCGGCGGGCATCCTCCGTGATTTGCAGCTTCACGATATATCCCGAAGCCTTTTTCCATCCGATAAAACTGCCATCGGTGGGGCAAGCCATGTATGTACCTTTGGCTCCGCGCAGGTCGGCTCCGCGCAGGTCGGCTCCGCGCAGGTTGGCTCCGCGCAGGTTGGCTCCGTACAGGTTGGCTCCGCGCAGGTTGGCTCCGCGCAGGTCGGCTTCGTACAGGTCGGCTTCGTGCAGGTTGGCTCCGTACAGGTTGGCTCCGCGCAGGTCGGCTCCGCGCAGGTTGGCTCCGCCTTTCAAGGCCTCCAATACCGTTTTGGCAAGCGTATTGTCAACGCTCGAATACTCGAAAAGGATAGAACCTGTCCAGCGGTTCTTGATCGATATTTTAATCTCTTTGTTCATGGTTGTTGTGTCACATTGTTAAATACCAACGTATTTCCGACTGGAATTCCTCGATCGTCCGGCAGACGACGTGTCTGTTCCCGTTCGTGATTGCGAGTGAACGCCATTCGATTTGCGCGTCCGATAGGACGGAACGTCGGTCGGGAGTCTTCATTTCGATACATAGGGCGTTGAAGCCTCCACGTCCGAGCAGCAGGATAAGGTCGGTAACGCCTGCCGTTACGCCCTCGGCTTTCATTATCGCGGCTTCCGTGCGGCCCCGGGCGCCGCCGTTCGGTACGGCGAACAGGAGCTTCCCGATGTCCGGGTATTGGAGTCGAAACCAGCTGACGCACATTCGTTGCAGGTGTGATTCGATGTGTCGTGTCATGGTGATTATTATAACTCGTCCGGGATATTATACCGCGCCTTGTCTCCTTTGAGCACCCATCCGGGCTTCTCGGCCCCGCTAATGCGTATCGGAGCATAATCGTCCGTGCTGCCGCCGTTCCGGGCCACCTCATTGCACATCGCGGAATACGTCAGAATCCGACATTTCACATCGATGCCCAAGATGTCGGCGATCGTCAGCCGTTTGTACGTGAACGTGTCCAGCACCCTGTTCAGGGCGTATTCCAGCCGCTTCCCGCTCATTCCCGTCTTCCCGATACGCTCGGCAAGGATAGAGAAGAATTCGCTCGACATATCCGGAAAACATACGGACAGCTTATGCACAACCGTGGCGATATGTGCTGCCGATGCCGGAGGCCCTGCAAGTACGGACACTTCCTCACTCCCACTCTTGGCGAGTGTGAGCGCGGGAGATTCCCTCGGCGACGGCCCGAGCGAGCTCATCAGGATCTGGGGGTTGATTCTTTGTACTTCGTCCATAGTCATTTGTCGTTTTCAGCGGGAATAACCCCGCCCAGTTATTTGCCATAGATTGTCGGATGATCTTACGGGCAATGTCCGGATCCTCGTTTGAAAGTTCCCGCAATTTGGAATAACAAGCCTTTAATCCCTGCTGCCGATAGGTCTGTCCGCGTTCAGACTTGTAAGCAAGCCATTCCGCCATCACTGGCTGGAACGAAGGTTCGACGAAGGATAAATCAGCCTCTTTTCTTTTGCCGCAACTTTTCTTTTTCTCTGGTCCGTTTTCTACGGATTCATCGTCAGAGTCAGGAGAGCCGATTTCCCCCTTAGGGGGATTATAGGGGGTACTACTATCCCTATCCTTTTCCTCTCCTATTATAGTCACTGATTGATCAGTGATTGATCCATGATTGATCACTGATTGATCAGTGAATTTAGCTAAAATATTGTCTAATAGCTCCTTATCGATGTTTACATCGTCCAAATTAGGTCGATTGATTATTTGGTGACGGGAGAAAGTAGGAAGATAATAGAAACTCTCCGATTTGACGGAGAGAAGACTAATAAAACCGGTCTTCTCGAGCAACCCTAACCACGCCTCCAGTTGTTGGATCTGTATTCTGTCGTAAGGAAATATTTTTGATTTTAGCCAAACGGGATCGGCGATCACCACACCCAAATCGTCCGCAAAGGTCCAAAGACCTATATATAGCAGACGGGCGTCACGAGGGATTCGGCCTATTTTCGCGTCATCCCAAAATTGTGGCTTTATAGTTCGTATTCTTGCCATATCATAGCCATATTTGCTGGTGTTGCATCTCCCTTTCGATGAAGCCTATCCACTCCGCCTCGCCAGGCGATGGCAGGTCTATCCCGGCCTCCACGGCCGCCCAGTTGCGGAAACGCTCTATTGCCGTTGTCATTTCCCCGGTATCGAGGTCCCGGCTCGATCGGAGCCTTTCAATCTCTTTGTGCATCAGTTCGTCGAACTCGACACGCACGAACAACTCCGGATTGCAAAACCTCTTGAAATACTCCGTTTTCACGTACGACAGTGTGCACCCTGTCTGCATTGCGAATTCGCCGAGTAAGGCGTGCAAATACCTGTTTTGGGGCGATGACCGCCTGGGCTTACGCTCCGAACACTCGACAACGGCCCGACGCGTCATCAGAGCGTTTGCACGTCGCTTGAAGCGCTCCCGGTCGATGTCGGTGTTCAGATCGTAAACCATACGGCACTACATCAGAAAGGGAGGTCATCCACATTCTCGGCGACCGGCAAATCCGCAACTTGATCGGGCGTCGGCTCCGCCGGGCGAAATACCACTGACTTACCCCGGCCTACATACACTCGTTTGTCCTTGCGCTCGCGCTCCTCCTTGGACTGACGCATGAACACACAGTGCGTGTTCTCGTACTGATCAGCCTCGCGGAGTTCCGAAACACAAATAGAAATGTACTTCTTGCCGTTTTCGGCAACGAAAATCTTGTCCCTGGGAATGTCGCTGACACACAACGACACATTGATAAGTTCTGCCATTATTCCTATTGTTTTTTGAAAGTTGTCTTAATTACTGTTTTGCTGCTCCGAGCCGGCGGGAACATCACCACGCCAGTATCGGGGTCTGCAACCCCAGATGACGGTATGTGCTTCAACATCGTTTCCCGTTCTTTGATGTCGGCTTTCAGGGCTTCCAGCGTGGCGTACATATCCGCCAGCTTGCTATCGCCGCACATCGAATAATCGTATTTGACGCCGGATTCGCACTCTTCCAGCACACAGTCGCCGAACGTCTGTTTCTTACCGTATTTAGATAACTCCCGCAGCGTGATGTCTCGCACATCAACGTTATCCTTGTAGAGGGCTATGGCCTTTTCCATACGGCTGATGTTGATATGGGCCGTGATCGGGTCTACCTCCCCGTTTACAACCGAGGAGATAGCCCGGGCGGCCAGCTCGGAGGCAGACGCCGTTTCCCGAATCAATGTTGCCTGTGTCTCCATATCACTTCGCATTTTTCCGAGCCTGACGGTATGATTCAAAGAGCGCCGAAAAGCGATCGACAACTTCCGCATCGGCGTCGTAAGATTTCAGCAGACGCGCCCCGGCGTCGAATTCTGCGGCATAGTTGACTGTAGTGAGAAATCCATACATCCATTTCATCAGCTGATCGCAGGTAATGGGGTTGTCCAGGTGTTCCATAGTGATGCGCTTGCGGGCCGGAGTTACTGGAGCAGTAGCCGTGGCTTTCGCGTTCTGGGGGCGCTGCGTAGATTTCGGAGCCGAACCGTTCGTATATTTACCTTTGAATACGTCAGCACCGATTCCCAGCCACGACGCCACCTTGGTAATCGCATCCGTAGTGGCTCCCTTGTAAGCGTCACCGAGGTCCGAGTTGTCGTTGCCTCCGTAGCACTCGTAGTAGATGCCATAGTTTGGGATGGAGAATTTGAGCTTCACGACGACCATGCGCTCATGCTTCTCCACGACATCCGTCTCGATGCGCCAGCGCCCGACCCCGAACACTTCGTTCAGGCGTTCGGTAACATAGATGGATTTAATCGACGAGAGGAATTTCTTTGTCGGATGAGGCGTGACCGCTTCATCCGGAAGGCGTTGAGACAACAGCGCGATTTGATCAGCGCTTAATGTCTGCAATTCGGTTTTTGCTTCCATAGCTAATCTTCGATATAGGTTACTTCCGGTGATGTGACTTTCGAAGGATCGAGATTACGCATGCAATCCCGTTTTGCCTCTTCGATTTCTTTGGCCGTCATGCGGCGGTTCTCCTCATGGCTGGTGATCAGCTTGCCAGTAGCACGGCTTCTGACTTCAATACGTGTTCTCATAATATTATAAGTTGTTTCGTTTTGCGTAATCGTTCATTCGTTTTGCCAGGCACGGACGGGAACAATCATAGATCGTGTCCCATACTTCTGTAACCGTGAACCCCTCATCGGGGGCGCTCAACAGATCGTCCCATAGGTAATGACGCTCCACGGTGATGTGAAATACACCCCAGTCCACTTCGAAAGTGAATCCGTCGACATCCCCGTAGGTATAATACTGGCCTCGATCTGAATCTTGGGCATCTCCGGGTGTCTTATGTTCGAAAAAAGCGGCGAACATTTTGAAGAGCAGCTTCATCGACTTGTCAGACAATGTGAATTCGTTAAGTGTCGGACGCTTTTTGACGTTGCCCGTAATATACTCGCTCGGAATGTCTACCAATTCTTCCGCTACCGGAAGGGCCGGGGATGTTGTCGCGGTTTGGTATTGCGTGTTCATGGCTAATCGAATTTTTCAAAGACACGAGTGAGAATAGCGTCTACGGTATCGTATATACGCTTGTCAGAGTAGACGACGCCGAAGGCTGCGGCTATGGGTAACATCCACAGCAGCAAGGTTACAAGACTTGCCATAATTCAGCGGTTTAATGTTTGACTTTGGGAGGGAATACCCGGCTTACGAGTATGGTGCCGACAACGACAGTATAGGCCGGATACATAATGCGGAACCGAGCCAGGAAACAGCCAAGGGCGTGTTCCTCGCAGGCAGCGCGGATAACATCAGTGTAATCGACTTTGTCCGAAGAGAACATCGGTCGTGTTGCCTTGAGGTGGCAACGATAGAATACGGTGCGGCTTTTCTTTGCGCGCGGTGTGGTCTGGGTGTTATTTACCCGGGTACCACTTTTAACTTGGTCTCGCATTGTCAGTTAAAAGTTTAAATTAATATGTAAAGGGCAATAAAAAAGGCGTTGCCCCAGTCAAGTTTGCGAGACCGACACCCTCGGTATAACCGAAAGTGGACAAGGGACAACGCTTTATAAAGCGTTAGATATGTTCTTTGTTGATACCAAAGGTATCGATCTCGCGACAGCAAAGGTAGAAAATCATTTCGAATCTGCAAAATTATTTGCCATCGGCATCGAAAAAAGGTATCGACGGCGTCTCCTTACGGGCGATTCGGTACATCATTTCAGCCTTTGCGCCGTTGATGATCTTACCCGCAATGTTAGCAATCTCCGATGCCTCTTTGGTCTCGATCTCTCGTGCTCGAAGCTCTGCATACACGCGGCCCAAATCGGCCGTCAATTCCCGGATGTTCTTAATCTCTTTCATCGTTTTGTTGGTTTTTGATTTCTCGGTATAACTTTAGTTGAATACGTTTGTAGTCGATTGTTTCGGGGGTTACGGGGAGGTTGCAGCGCTTTAGTTTATCCATTAAATACCCGTCAGTCAGATTCTCGCATTTCTTTCGGTCATACGCCCGGTACATTTCGAGATTAGCTGCGTAATACTTGCTGGCATTCGCCCGGTACTTTTCGAGATTAGCGGCGCGCCACTTGCGAACCGATTCCCGCGCCTTTTCGGAATTAGCTGCGTAATACTTTCTGGCATACTCCCGACACTTTTCGGAATTGGCTGCGTAATACTTGCGGTCATACTCCCGGCACTTTTCGGAATTGGCTGCGTAATACTTGCGGTCATACTCCCGGCACTTTTCGAGATTAGCGGCGCGCCACTTACGGTGCTTTTCCCGCGCCTTTTCGAGATTAGCGGCGCGCCACTTACGGTGCTTTTCCCGCGCCTTTTCGAAATTGGCTGCGTGCCACTTACGGAACTGCTCCGCCTTGCATTGTTTGCAAATATGGCTATGACCTAATACGCATTCCTTATTCTTCGCAAACTCTTCCAGCGGCTTTTCCTGCCCGCATTTGCGGCAGACGCGGGTAATGTCATCCATAATTTCTTACTTTTAGGGGTTATTCGTAGATAGGACGCCAGCCGACAATACTACTATGGCGGTAATACTATTGCGACGCAGGGAGGATTAGAACAGCCGCCCCTGAACATTATCATCCGGACGCCTCACAGCATCCGCCCACCGCTCGTGTACGAACATCTTTTCTACGCGTTTTATCGTTTTTGATGATGGATAGGTGCATGCTTTGTCAATACTCGCAAAGCATATAAAGTCGTCCGGCATGGAATATTCCGAAACGAACACCGGGAATTCCATGCTCCGCAGCCATCTATAAAATCGTTCATGGTCGAAATCGTCGATATACCCCGCCGTGTTAGCATACGGCGGGTCGCAGTATACCGTCGCGCCCGGCGGTATAGCAACATCGCTGTAATCCTTTCGGGACAGTTTCAGTCTTTCCAGTCTTTGCAGACTTTCCAGACTTTGCAGTCTTTCCAGTCTTCCCAGTCTTTGCAGACTTTCCAGACTTTGCAGTCTTTCCAGTCTTTCCAGACTTTGCAGACTTTGCAGACTTTCGTTTAAGGACGCCCACGGAATAGTTAACGCCGGTAAAATTTCTTGCAACTTCTCGTATTGTTCAGAGGATGGCAACATCCATTGAGATTCGCCAAAATAATGCCTACTCATATAATTCCCAAGGTGTCGGTCGACATCTTTTTGCGTAAGACCGGATAATTTCAGGGCGTTCTGTAAATATTTTCGCAAATACGCTGATTTAACCCGAAAAACATCTGTATGTATCGCCTTTGTATTCAATGTGCCGTCCGCATTGTATTGAGGTGCCACGTCGCACGCTGCGCACAACTTCAGCACCTTTTGCGTCAGCTCTGCTATTTCATCACGGACTTTTGCAAATTCCCGGACAAATCCTTTCCATGCCAACCGCGCGCTCGTGGGCGTTCCCGCGAAAAATATCGCGTGCATGTGTTTTTTGAACCGCTCAACCTCCGGAGCATATAGATATGTCTGCATACCAGTCCCAAAGCTCCAGCAAAGCCGCACGTAGGGGTCGTCATCTTTGAGACGGAAGAAATCCTCCCGACTGATCCATCGACATTCATTCCGGTATTTCCCATCGATGGCATCACGGAAGACTTGGGGATATTCCGTAATATCGTTTGCAATGAAACGTCCGAATTTACCAGACAATATGGCAGCGTGAGTTACCGCACATCCTCCGGCGAACAAATCCACGAACGTATGCGACGCGGGAAGATTCGAAATAACCCATTTCGCAATACTATTCTTAGAACCCTTATAAGGTAATCCGTAATTCATAACTAATCTAAATGCGTTGCCGTCCTACGCGACCTATCGGCATTTTTGAGATAGCGTTCCTTGTATTTCTCATTGGCTTTCTCCGGAGGAACCAAGATTACCGTGTTTCTATCGAGCCGTAAGGGCACGAGACCCTTTTCTTTGAGCTCATTGATATAACTCTGCATATAATAGATGATTGTTTATTTCAAAAAATGCGGGGGACTTACGACGATCCCCCGCGGTGGCGACACGGCTTCCGCGCCGCCGGTTTGCGTTCTTTGCCCGTTTCGTGAGCTTCCGCCTCGGCCTTGCTACTCTTTTCACGCGGCCTCGGATTGTCGAGGGATATACCCTCTATCGCTTCCGTTGATTGAATGACCCTTCGATCAAACTAACAACGTGGGGATCGCTCCCCTGTTGAGCTACCCGGATTCGAACCGGAAGCGCCACCTCCAAAGGGTGATGTGTTACCATTACACCATAGCTCAAAATGCCTGTCTTTCCAGGCTGTCAGATGCTTTCGTATAACCTGTCCGATAGAGTCAAGCGTCTGTTCCGCTTTGTCATTGCCGCGCAATCGGCAATAATCCCTTGCGCTATCGTCGCTCTACTTGCACCATCAACAAAGGGGTTGCGGAGGGTGAGAGATTCGAACTCCCGAAGCGTTGCCGCTCGCCGGATTAGTAAGCCGGAGCCTTCAACCACTCGGCCAACCCTCCAAATATCGCCCGCGGGCCTCACGGATGGCAGACGACGTGCAATGATGGATAAAGAAAGGAGGCGTTAATACGCCTTATTCTTTGATGAAACGCCTGTCGGCGCCTCGCTTGCGGGTATATTTCATCAGATCGAGTTCGACGGCAATACGCAGGTTGCGTTCCTCGGCGCACTTTTTCAGAAGATTATTGCGATCTTTCTCGCCTTCAGCAAAGCTCCGACGGATGTCCGCATTTACTCGCTCAAGCCGTTCGATCTCCGCACGGTATCTCTTTCGCGGAGTGAAGTCAATACCCATAAATTTTCGGGTTTTGAATGTATCGGTTTTCATATTTGTGCAATTTCAGGGTTAACGACCATATGATACTCTTTGTAGCGGACAACCCGCCCTCTGTCTGCGTCGTGGCTGTAACACCAATCGCCAACGATGATGTAGCCTTTGCGCCGGAGCCTCGTGACAATCTTCCGCAGCTCCGTCGTGCCAAATTTGCTCATCGCTTTCCACACGGTCAGCGTGCCTCCTCTGATGAAGTAGGCCAATATGCGGGCCTGTGGCTTTTTTAAATTCTCCATAGTTTTGAAATTTTAAGGTATTTGTGCCCTGACGCCATCGAAGGCAAGGCTCACCGAATAAATAGTGGTATACGCCAACCGAAGCCGGTTATCTATTCGGTCGCCAAGGGCATAAAAGCGGGATTGCGCAAATGACTACAAACTTAAATTGCAAATGGACAGAAAGAACGTGTGCACAAAACCCGCATTGGAGCCCGGATAGGTGCATTCAAACCACACCGGGCATAGTGTTGATACGGCTCACCGGATCGCTCCGGATCATCGCTCGCTCGTTGGTATTTATCTGTTGCCAGCCCTTCTGCGCCAAGTCGCTCACTGGGTTTTACATCCACTCGGATGGTTCTCGTGTATCAATACGTCAAAGACCCGAAAATCGCTTTCTGCCTTGCAGCTGGGGTTATTGCCAGCGATCAAACCCCTAACCCTTGCGGGCTGCTATCTTGGGAGTGCGGCAGGATTCGAGCCTGCGTAGATGATACTTTGCTTCACATCTCCTTCCGTTAGTTATGCGGAGGCATTGCCAACCTGCCACGCACTCCTTGTTGGTTAGTTTTCTATAAACTCTTCCACCCGGAAGCCTCGGCTTCGGCGGGGATTGCGCAACCTGCGACATTCGAAATCCGTACTGAACACCTCCACCGAGAACAGGCACAGCAGAACCGCGGCCCCGACGCGTCGGGTCATCTCGGACACGTTGAGCGTGATGCCGAAATTCTGCGTGAAATACCAGGTAACCAATGCCTGCAAGGTCCGTTTCGTCCCCGTCTTGTCGTAGATGCTCTGGAGATGGTTGGCTACGCATTGGTAGATCACGTTCATCCGTTCTGCGATCTCGCGGGCCGAATAGCCCAGCACGACGAGGTTCATCACCTCACGTTCGCGTTTGCTCAGTATGGCGTCAGTTTTCATAGTCTTAAGCCAGCCCCCAGGGATCGGATACTCCCCATTTGGTAAATATCTGTTCGATCTTTTCCCGTTCTGTGGGCGTATGGTTCACATAGCCGTATTTGCGATTGTGGAACGCTTTGTCGCATAACCCGCCTTCTTTTAACGCCTGACTAATCTCATCCATAGCAATGCTGGCGAGGTCCCGGCCTTTTCTCCGGGCGCGGATGATGTTGTAACCCTTTACAAAGGCACAACGCTCGATGTCTTCTTGTGAATGATTCATTGTTATTATTGTTTTTTTGTATATTTTTACATTTTAATAATCGGCAGGTAACTATACCTTTGCCGTGTATCACAATGCGAATATGTACATATTATTTTAATTATGCAAATTTTATGCTCATATTTTTATAGGTTTTTTAATAGTCCCTTTGTATATGATTGATTTCAAACGTTTTCGAAAAGACAAAAGGTTAACACAGGCGGCACTCGCAAATATGTTGGGAATGGATCAAAGCCGCATTTCTCGAATGGAGAAGAACGGCGACGGATTTACGCCTGAGCATATGGACATATTATGCAGTCGATATGCCGACATTGACGATTACGTTATCGACGACTCCAACGTCGCCCCCGCTCCCACGGTTCCCGCATTGCTGGCTTTGGTTGCCTCCCAGCAGCGCACCATCGAGAACCTTTCCGAAACCATAAAAAACCTAACATCAAAGAACTAATCATGCAACCGTTAAGCCCGCGGGGCCAACTCGTTATCAGGTACGCCGATGCACTTATCAGGGACCGTAACGCCTACTTTGACGAGCTCGCCGTATGGAAATACCGCGTCCACTCCACTATGTTTGTTGCGTCGGCTACTATTCTGACTTTGGTTTGCTCATTAGGGCGGCCCATATCGGGCAATCCGGGTGGCATACATGCTTGCTATCCGGATTGCACATATTGGATAAGCATTGCGACAGTATTGCTGAACGGAATATGTCTGCTTGCTCTTTCGGCCGCTCTGTATCAAAATATTCGCGCCACAAGTCAGGTAATGCACAGAATCGAAGAACGATTTGATGACTTAAAAGAAACACTTTTGATTCCTGCCGACGACGCTTTGATCGTTGACGGCGAATGCAAAATAATTTCACGCGTCGAAATATCGAGGTTCTTTTCGGTTTGTGAGATGGTTGCATATATTTCGTTTATATTAATGGTTATAGGATTGGTATTCCGTTATTGCTTCGTCCAGCCATGAAAGGATGGTCAAGGCGCTTATTCTGTATCTTTCTAATCTCTTTTAATACAGTCAAACGTCTACGCCGTATGCGCAGCGCGTCGAGCCTGAGCCATATTGCTACTACCAATAATACGACATTTAGCACTTGCAAAATCGTTAATACAGTAATGGTTGTATCCATTCAAAGAACGTTTGTAAACCCTATTGGCGCACTATTTCGCCCTTTCGGATTTGGTTGTTTCAATCTTTTTTATATATCTTTACATTGTTTTGCGGCGTAGAACTATTTACCTTTGCGGTGTAGTTCAATTCCACAATGCAAATATAGATAAATATCTATTATAATATATTTATTTGGGGTAATTTTTAGATAATTATTCTTTATAGTATTTAGGAAAAATATAAAGCCATTGATTTAATGACACTTAAAGAGCGCATAGAGGAATATTGCAAATATGCCAAAATACGAATTTCGGCATTTGAACGTCGTGCAGGTCTATCAAATGGCTATTTTAATCAAGTAAAAAAGGAGCCGAGCCCATCTAAATTATCTCAGATAGAAGAGGCATTTCCTGATTTAAATACGGATTGGATGTTGACTGAAAAAGGGTCAATGCTTAAAAATACCGACCAACCTGTCAGTCAAGGAGGAGAAGACGCAACACTTTCGGAAGCTGACTTAAATAATTCAAACACTATGAAGAAGTATTTAGACCAAGTCCTTCGACAAAACGAGGAACTAATCCGGCAAAATGGGGTACTACTTGATCTATTCCGAGAAGAGAGGGCTAAAAACAAGGGCGAAGTCGCCCTAAAAAAAGAGGGCTAAAGGTGTTCTAATTAGACTAATGCCTACCGGAGGAGAGCTGGAACCATATGCCAAAGCACACACATAATAGCACTAAACAAAAATGCCCCTCTCCGAGTATCCGGGGGGGGGCAAATTGTATAATAAAAAATAAATGTTTATGGAACTTATTGCTTTATTGTTGATTGTTTTCGGTGTTTTACAAATAATCCTATTTTTTAAGTTGTGGAAGATGACAAACGATGTCAATAAAATTAAAAACAAAATTACGCAACCATCAATTTCTATATCTATTATTAGACGAGAGATAAAAAAGAAAAATCCCGATATTGCAAATATACTATTCGATTCAATGTGGAATGCCATGGAGTATGTATATGAAAATAGAAATAAATATTACGTTGACTATTCAAGTCAAATTGATTATTTCAAAAAATTATATGAACAGGCAGGAGTGCCGTTCCCGGAGGATGTGACGGCTATCAAGTCCGACAATGACTATCTAATATATAGCGGGAGAGCGAATAAACCCTAACGCACCCTCCCAACTCCCGCCCCGACTTCTGCCGGGGCGTTTTTTTATTATTTTGTTCGCAATAAATTTGCATAATACGCAAAAGTGTATTATATTTGTATTACAGAAAAGAAACAAACGATATGAATGTCGAACTAACAGAAAAAGAGTGGGATTTGATCGAATCTATACGCAATTACCACAAAGCCTATCCCAACGGGAAAGAAGAACAAGAATGGTATATCGAGATGATCCTACAAGAATTATTGGAACGTGACTAACAACCAGCCCTCGGCCAATGGTCGAGGGCACAAAAAGACAAATATGGAAATCATTGTAAAACAAAATCGGGAGACAGTAAAACAGAAGATGTCTGACATCCTGCTGGACGTATCTTGGGCCAAAATATCGGAAAAGTACTTCGGGAAATCGCGGTCTTGGCTCTATCACAAAATGAATGGCATGAATAATGGGAAACCGGATGACTTCGACGAAGCGGAGAAAGAGGTATTGCGCAACGCCCTGCTCGACCTATCCCAAAGAATCAGCAGATGCGCAAATAATATTTGAAGACTTGCCGATCCCCGGGCCACGAGCTCGGGGATTTTTTATACATATTGAACAATAAACCGCTTTAAAGTTGGTTTTCTCCCCGAGAAAAACACGGACATTTTGAACAATCTATCCCATTAAAACCCGGGCTATTCGCATCGGGTTTACGGTGGGGATCAAGACTTCGCATCGGGTTTACGGTGGATGCATAGGCCTTCCTCCACGAACTGTGCGGCGGTCATCCGGCGGGATTTCAGAAACGCGCGCAACTCGTCTCGCAATTCCGGGGGGAGGCGCAAGCTTACAGTGACCGACGGCGCACTGCCTTTACATTTGCGCCCAGCGCCCGGGCGCGCACCGCCCCGTTTTGATGCATCCTTATTCATGTTGTGTGATTTTTTGAAGCAAGGCAACGGAATCGCGGGCCGACTGAATCGCGCTTGTAAATCGTTCCGTGGCCGCTTCACCGTTCATATCGACCATGCGTGACCGTTGCGACTTTGCCATCCGCAGGATGTCGTCAAGAGCGGCTATCTGATCGTCATACGGCTGGCCGTCCCGTCGAACGGCTGATTCTTCGCCGTGTATGTAGGCTTTGAAAGCCTTCTTCATCAACGGCCGAAGTCTGTTGATATGCGCAACAGGCTCATGCAACATTCGCACGACCTCCAGCACGCACAATACATTTCCAATGATGGCAAAATAGTATCGGTTATCTATTTGCGATTCGGATAGACAGGCGATGCTCTGCTCGAACTCTGCACGGCGTGATTTGGGAAGTTTGTATACTCTGGCGATGAACCCGACCTCCCGATCGGTGCAGACGATGAAGTCGTCGGAAAAACGAGACGATTCCGAACGGCGACTTCTATCGATAATAAATGCAGGGTACTCTTTCATATTGAGCTATTTTGTAATTTCGCCACGAAGGCATTTGCCGCCTATGCAAACGACGGCGGATCCTTTACCGATGAACCGTTCGAGTTGCCGGCGCAGCTCATCGACATTAAGCGTCTTTTTCCCAATCTTAACCAGCCGGTCATCGGCCCTGTATGCATATACGCGCGACGAGAAGAAGATGTCCGTATTGATAAGCATATCACCTTTCGCGTTGGAGGCGTATTTATCGGCATCGGACAGTTTAATGGAGGAGATAGTTTCACCGGCTTCGGCTCGGTTCAGAAGCGAACGAATGGAAATAAATTGATTGTCGTCCATGTTTTCAAAATATTCGTTATTATGTGCCGTATTTTCAACAGCCTCTTCAGATTCGACCATAGCGATGAATTCAGCATCGGCTGTGTGCAGCTCATCGACTTTATCCGTCGAAATCTTATTCGCCGCGAAAGCGATGCACCAACGCTGTTTTTCGGATAACGTGATAGCCTTGCCGACATTTATTGATTCGAGAACACGATTGCAGATGTCTACGACGAATCCTTCGCCATTCTTGGCGACGAGCTCGAGAACGATCATGGCTTCGTCCGAATATTCGAATTCGCCCATGCCGACGTAGTCGCCGTCTACCATGTTGAAGATGTTGATAGCCTTGCCCGATTCAATGGCTCCTTTGACGCGATCGTAAGAATTGATAAAGTTTTTCATAGTTGCCGCTTATGGCCCGTCGGCCTTGTTTAGTTGTTTTGGTATTGCAAATATAAGCATTTAATTTGAATATGCAAAACATTTTTTCAAAAAATCTGAAAATTTTTCGTCAAACTATTGCACAATGTGCCGAGGGTTCGCTCCTTTGCATCGTAAGCCTGTGATGAAGCAGGCCACGGACAAGAAAAGCGGCAATAACCGCGAATCTTAACGACGAAAGGACACGTTGTTGGTAGTAGGTTTCCTGGGAACGAGGGTCTGTGGCTATTCATCCGGCCGCAGACCCTTTTTCTATGGCAAAGAGAACGGAAGGACCCAATAAGGCACTCGACAGCAAGCCCGCCCGCAAAGTGGGCCGCCCTCGTGCATATACCCCCGAAGCGCTTGAAGTCAAGTTCGAGGAGTATGCAAAATGGGTGAAAGCGAATCCACGATACAGCAACAGGGTATTGGCCGACGGCTCTGTTATTCCCGTACCTTACGAACGACCGCTGACACTATCCAGCTTTGCCGTATTTGCAGGAATTGTTCCGGAAACCTTTAGAAACTTTGAGGAACAAGAGGAATATTTTGGCGTGTGTGCGCGCGTGCGCGCGCGAATCGAATCCGATCAGTTGGAGGGGGCTATGTGTGAGCAGTACAACTCGACGATTGCGTCGCGTGTTCTGCATCTTGCCGACCGCCAGGATGTGACAACCAACGGCAAGGCGATAACGGCCGCAACACAGCCTATTTCCGTGGTCCTCGATCCCGAAGCTGCCAAGATCATCCAGTCCATCGGCAAAATGACAGTGAAGGAATGACGCCCGATCCCGTAACATACAGAGGCAAGACCTACAAAGTCAAAATGTACCTCTACCAGCTATACGACGGGAGCGGCGCCGTCGTCCGTATCTTCGACGAGGGAAGTTCCCGATCCGGAAAAACTTTCGACACGGCAGACTTTCTGTATGACATCTGCGCATCATCGTCCGTACCTCTTAAAATATACTGTTATCGGGCCACGCTTCAAGATTGCAAGGAAAAGACGCTGGACGACTTCCGCAAGAAGCTGCAACTACGCGGCGTATACGATCCCGATTGTATGCGTGGCGAAAACATTCTCCCTGAATATCGCATCAAGGATAGCGTGATTCGTTTCCGGGGTCTCGACAAAATGGATGTCAAAGAGGGCCACGACTGCGACATCGTATATTTCAACGAGATGCTCGACGGTGTAAGCCGTGCGCAATTCGACAATATCACCATGCGTTGCACGCGGATGGTCATCGGTGACTGGAACCCGAAATACACGGAGCATTGGGCGTTCCATATGGAGGGCGCTCCGGATACTATTTTCACGCACACGACGTACAAGGATAATCCCTTCTGCCCGGCGGGGGTTCGCCGCACAATCGAGGGATACGAACCCACTCCCGAGAATATCGCCGCCGGAACTGCCGACGAATGGCGCTGGAAAGTGTACGGCCTCGGAGTACGTGCCGCGCAGGAGGGGCTGATATTCCCCGACATCGACTGGATCGACGAATTCCCCGAAGACATCGAACGCGTTGTGTTGGGCCTCGACTTCGGATTCACAGCAGACCCCACGGCCTGCGTACGTGTCGGATTCCGCGCCCCGAACCATCTTTACTTGCAGGAGCTGATATATCAGCCTATCGACGACACTTCGAAATTATATGCAGCGCTTTCGCCGCACTTCTCAAACGGAGTATCCAGATGTTATGCAGATAGCGCCGACAAATATGCCAAATCCCCCGAAAGCATGATAACCGCAATGCGCATTAAAGGGCTTACGGTCATCCCCGTGCGGAAATACCCGGGGTCTGTCATGGACGGCATCACGGCCATGAAAGGATGCAAGATACATTGCGTGCGTTCGCGCAACATGCAGATAGAAGCAAACTCGTATGTGTGGGAGACGGTGAACGGCATCGCCATAAACTACCCGCACGACGAATTCAACCATCTATGGGACGCTGCCAGATATGCCGTTCAGTCTGAATTCAAGAACCTTATTCAAATAGCTGCATAATGAATCTATTCGGCTACGAAATACGCAGGAAAAGCAATAATACAGCCTCAAATTTGCCGGCATCGACATTGAGCTACATCGGCGTACCTCCGGTATTTCAGGGATCAACTGAAATCGTGGGGACGATCGACACCAGGGGCAAAGCGGGACAAGCCAAAGCATACGCACTTTGCTCGCCGCTGATGTCTGTAATCTCGAAGAAATGCGCGGCAATTAAGAATCTACGTCTTGCAGCCACCACGGAAGATGGTGAAGACCTCGAACGACCGGACGCCGTGCGGACCATATCGCATCCTAATAGCGTGCAGGGCATCGCGGACTTCGTGGCACACATCGAGGCCATGACGCAGATTTTCGGCAAAGCCTATATCGTACGCATGGAATCAGTGGGATTCCCGGGAGCTTTCGAGCTGTTCGTCGCCCCCAATCTTTGCGTCACGGAAAATGCCGCAATATCTCCGGCGTTATCGTTCATTCCCGATGCGGACATCGTGGATTATACCGTGACCATTTGCGGATCTTCGATGAAGATAGCCAAAGAAGATATGTTTATCGTTAGAGATGCCTCTTATGATCTCAATGCTTGCGGCGGCAACATCTCCCGAATGGTATCGTTGCAGAAGGCGGTGAATACTTTCGTAGCATCCTACGAAGCTGTGCATGAACTGATGATCAACCGCGGTATGCTGGCTATTATCTCGCTGACATCCGGAAGCGGCGATATTATTCGAGATGCTCGGCTGCCGGAAACAGAGTCGGAGAAGAATAACATACAACAGGCATTCAGAAAGTACGGCATCCGGGCCGATCAATTCAAATACGCTATCACGTCCATGAATGCTGCTGTAAGTCCGGTATCGTCAACGATTACCGATCTGGGACTGACAGACGTGCAGAAAGCCTGCAAGAAGGAAATCGCGGACATCTACCAAGTGCCGAGCGTGCTGCTCGACGTAGAGGGTTCAACGTACGCCAACGCCAAAGAAGCGAAAACGATATTATATAACGACGCGATAATCCCCGAGGCAAATAATATATTCTCCGTGCTCAACAGGATATATGGCTTTGAGGATTTCAAGGTGATGCCCTACTACGATCATCTTGAACTCTTCCAAGAATCTAAGCGCGAACAGGCGGCGGGCATGACCAATCTCGTAAATGCCCTGAATAACGCCGTGTCCGGCGGTCTGATGACCACGGAGCAGGCTAAAACAGAACTTTTGAAATATATCGTATAACATGAACTTATCTCAGCAAATAGAAGCGCGCCGGGCGGCAATGGGCAACACTTGCCGCAAAGAGTTCGCCGTGACAAAAGCGGACATTGCGAACGAGGACGAGCATATTATCCTCGTGAAGTTCGCCAATTTCGGCAACAAGGACAGCGCGGGCGATATTCTTATCAAAGGATGCTTCGCCAAGTCCATTAACGACAGGGGCCCGGGATCGGCCACAAACCGCAAAATCGCGTTCGTATGGCAACATGATTTCGCCGACCCTATCGGCCGGATACTGTCTATCGAAGAGCGTGAAGACGGTGCATATGCAGAAGTTAAGCTGAGCAACTTCGACGCGGTGCCGAATGCAAAGCGCGCGTGGTTCCAGCTCAAAGACGGCGATATTAATCAGTTCTCGTTCGGATTCAATTACGTATGGGACAAAATGGAATATGACGAAGCCCTCGACGCGTTCATCGTTAAGGAAGTCGTGTTGCATGAAATATCCGTCGTTACTGCCGGAGCCAACGAAGAAACGGCATTCGTCGGTGCTGTGAAGAGTTTACCGGACGCCATCAAGGTTATGAGCGATGCTCTCAATGCGGCGTCATTGGAGGAGAAAATGAAGATCAAAAAGCAAATCATCGAGACATTGAACGCAGCCGAGCCGGAGAAACCACTCACTGAAAATATGTTCGGGAAAATAGGTTCACATATCAATTAACCAAAAAAAACACAAAGAAGAATGGAGATTAAACCATTTGTGCTTCCCGCTGGCGTAGAGTTCAGCGAGGACGAGAAAAAGGGCCTGAACGCGCTCGGAGATTATATCAAAGGGCAGTTCGAGGAGATGGTGGCAGGCATCAAGTCACAGAACGAGATCGTCGAGGCTGTCAAGGAGGAGTTCGAGAAACTCGGGCTGTCGCCGGCGAAGATCGAAAAACTGGAGGGCGCGCTTAAAGCCCAAGGCGTCGAGATCGCCACGATGAAGAAAGGCGCTCCCAAGCAGGAGGGACACAAAACGCTGGTCGCCGCTATGGAAGAGGTGCTGAAATCGGAAGAGTTCGCCGCCGCATATAAGGATATGCGGAACGGACGAGGCAGAGTATCGACGGGTGAGTTCGCGCTCAAACTCGACACGTCGGCCGTGACGAACGGAGACCCCAACCGCACCGTGCTGACGACGAAGATTTACGCAGACGCCAGCCCCCGCAATGCGTTCGTGCAACTCTTCACGCGCATCAATGTGCCCGACGACAAGAACCGCATCATGTACAACGATGCTTCCTACACCGACGGCACCGGGTATGCAGAGGAGATGACAAAGCACACCAATACCGACACCGCCACGCTTACGGGCAAATACCGTGAGCTGGCAAAACTCGGTTCCGTGCTTCCTTTCTCGGCTGAGAGCGCCGAAGATTTCGGGTACTTCCTGGCATGGGCGCAGACGAAGGCCCAGCAGGGGATCGCAGCCAAACTCGATTCTCTGCTGTGGGACGGTGACGGCGTGGATGCCTCCAAGCCCAAACACATCTACGGACTGAAAGCATCCGGCGTTACGGCATTCAATGCAACGACGGCGGGTGTGGCAACCAGCGTGTCAGCACCGAACATCGCCGACCTGATCCTCGCCATGAAAACGCAGGCAAAGGTCGGGACCAACGATTCGATGGCTCCGAATTACGTGCTGATGAACTATGCCACCGAATTCAAGATGCGCACGCTGAAGAACACCCTCGGCGACTACATCACGGTGCTGCCCAATGGGGCCTTGTCGGTGCATGGCATGACGATTATCCCGACCCCGAAACTCTCGGCCTCGGAGCTCGTCGTGCTCGATTCCACGACGCTCCAGCTGCACGACAAGCGCAATATCACTATGGAGATCGAGCGCGTCCCGGAGACGGATTCGTATCGTCTGTGGCTGTGGTATCGCGGGCAAGCCCTCGTTACACGGCCGGATATGAAAGCGAATATCTATGTCGCCGACATCAACACCGCTCTGGCCGCCATCGAGGAAGCAACAGCAGGACCGACCGAGTAACCCATGAAAGCGAAAGATGAAGCAGCTATGACACGCGCCCCCGTTAGGCGCGGTCGTCGCGCCCTTAAAGCCAACGTCATGCGCGTCGAAGTCATTAGAGCGCATGATGGGATCAACAAGGGCGAAATACTCATCAAATCGCGGGCAACTGCGGAAATGATGATCGCCAAAGGGTTCTATAAAAAGGCCCTGGAGGAGTAACCGGATAGGGGCGGCAACACGCCGCCCCTATCTTCAAATAAAATACCATGATCTTAGACGAGCGATATTTCACCTATCCCGAGACATATATTGCGGGAATAGAGACCAAGAGCGACGGTAAACCCGCCGGACCTGCCCCCAAAATCATAAGCGACATCCAGGCATATATCGCCAAATACGAACCTCGGTTTCTGCGAATGCTTCTGGGGTCGGATGTCGCCGACAATATTGAGGATTACCCAGCTATTGTGGCGCTGCTGGCTCAACCGGACAAGGGGACATCCGTAATTGCCAAGTATATCTATTTCTACTACTCGCGCGACCATATGACATTCAACACCGTTGCCGGGGAAAAGCTGAAGGACACCGAAAGAAGTACCCGGGCATCCCCGACGCATCGGCTCGTCCGCGTGTGGAACGATATGGTAGACGAATGCCGAGAGATCATCCGCATCGTTGACGATGTTAAGCTGTGCCCGGACTTTTACGCGGAAATATTCGAACCGATCAATACTTACAACCTATGAAGATAACCCCCAAAGATACGGTTAGTGATGTTGTGATGCGCAACCGTGCATTATTCAGCATGGGTACCGAACGTATCGTAAAAGCCATACAAGGCCTTCCGGAGCCGGAGTTCGTGCCTATGAAACGCCGAATGTGGTTCGACAAACGGCTGCCCGTGCGTGACATTGCCGACATCACTATGGGCGAACTGAACGCCATAGAAGCCCGGAAACCGTCGTACGAATATTTTTGCATCGTGCTCGGCGTGATGCTCGGGCTCACGAAATTCAACCGCATATGCGTTGACGGTAATCCGGACTGGAACGCGGAGTTCAGCATAGACGAGGAGCAAATCGGACGCCTCCGGTTCATCCGTGCCCAGCGCTATTTCATTGCCATACAGAAAGGGTTGGAAGGTATCGGCAAATCGTGGGAAAAGCTGGAAATGCCCCTCACGGCCGCCGAGATGAAAGCGCGTGTCAAGCGACCCAATCGCGGTCTTGTTGCCGTCTGCCGCAAATACTGCCAGATAATGAACGGCGCCGTAGATATGAATAAAGCATGGAATACGCCGTGGGCGACAGTATACGAAGCATTCGAGGCATGCAAGTGCGACAACCTGGAACAGCGAGCCATCTATGAAGCGAACAAATCTAACGGGAGACGGAGACGATGAAAAAAAGCATCAACGAGATATTCAGAGAGTGCGCCGAGGCGGAGGGACTGTGCTCCTATATGTACGCCCGGATAGCCGAAGCAAACTACCTGATGGACGATGTCAAGCAATACCCCGTATTGCTCCGTCAGTTCAACGAGACGATTTCCGAAACACGGATGTCGGACATGCGACGCCGGACGACGACGCTCTATTTCTGCGACGCCCTCGGGAAAGCGGAGCCGGACACGGAGACCGAAGTGCAGCCAATCGTCGAAAAGATGGAAGAACGCGCCTTTGCATTTATCAACCGGATGCGGTCGATGGGTATCGAAGTAGAGCTTGTGGCCAACGCGACGCCTTTTTACGGCAAATTCGACGTATTGGTGGCCGGCGTAACCCTAAGCGCTACGATGACCTATAACATCTGCTGATATGCCCACCATCCGGCAAATAGAGGAGATATTCAGCCCCGAGCGGATCATCGCCATCTGTGAAGACGAGTTCGGTCCGCTGGCCGAGCAGATCGCCTTCAATATAATGACCAAGAGAACCAACAGCGGCGCCGATGTCAACGCCCTGAACGTTCCGGAGGAGACGACCGGCGCAACGGCTGAAAGCCTTAAAACCATCCATGAAGCTACAAATGGTGGACTTACGGTCTCATTTGTCGGGCGCAAAGGCATCAAGAATATCGACGAAGGAAGTTCCCCACAGGATGTGCAAGAGGAGTTCGGCAGCTTCGAGGCATTCCGGAACGCGATAGAGCGGTGGGCGCGGGTTAAAGAATCGAGATGGAACCTTGACCCAAGATCGATAAACGCATATGGCGTCGCTTCAAGCGTCTGGGATCACGGAAGCGTGCTTTATCAAGAGGGCGGAGGAACGGAGATAATGAAAGACTTACTGCCCGAAGTTGTCGATAGAATCAGCAAAAAAATAACAGAGGAACTCGATACATCCATTTATCAACTATTAGATGCGACGATAGAATTATGATATTGCACACAAATGACGTATTCAAGGTAACCCGCCCAGAGGATATCTTCGAGACCCGGGGCCGTTTTGCGTATCTTCGGGTTGAACTGCTCTCCCAAAAGGGGAATATAGACGTGTCCCTTAAATTGATAGGAGGGTCCGATTGGACATTCACTAGGTCTATCACCTTGACACGCAAAACTAACGACAAAGGTGTGGCGGTATTTCCTGTTGGGCAAATATGCGAAAGTCTGATCCAAGGAACCAAATCGAATTTAATCACCTATGTAATTACTGCCTCCGAATATGACCATGTTGGACCGGCTCTTTACGCAGTCCCTGGATTTGCAGACCGAGAGATTCTCCCCGGATGGGGAGATGGGGAAAATATTTCACAATTCTATCCCGCTGCCCCCTGCATTGTGGTCTATCCGAACGCAGGATTCGAGCAGTCGCTATTTTTTCCGAAACAAACGGGCGAGCTTTTCGTGCTTACGCCCTCCTCGACAACAACAGAGAAATACATCGGATATTCGACATTTTCTCCCATCATCCCGTTTGATCCGGCAAAAATCCCATCTGAAGACCTTGGCAAGCCGCTCGCCGTGGGAGCCACCCCGACAGACTATAATGCGGAGATTCGAACCTACTACGACTATTGCACCAAGGGGATATTTTTGAAATGGACGGATGCTGCCGGTATCCCCTATTTATACCGATGGACGCAGGAATCTAAAACCGACGAAATGTCTGTGGAATCTACTTATCATCAACTCGACGATACGCTGACACCTCACGACGTGCAGAACAAGACGCTGGCCAAACGCTATACCTTGCATAGTCGCATTGTTGAAAGGGATGTTTTCAACTTGTGCCGCACGATCCTCGGATGCCAGGATTTGTTCATGTACGACCCGGATGCGGGCAATTGGGTGCGTTTCATGGTTGAAGATTCGGAATCCGAAGACACGGGCGCGCCGATGCAAGATTTGGTCGTTGAAATAGTAAGATACGAATATCTATGACAACCTACGAACTATACATCAACGATATTCTGTGCGACCTTTCGAGCGACGAGGTCGTAACCCTGCTTTATCAAAGTCCGATATTTTCGAGCCTCGACAGCATCCAGTCGAACCGTTCCTACAATGTTGCGCTGC